CTCGGCTTAAACGCCGCCGCTACCTCTGCGGAATTTGCTAGGGGCGGCGAGGACGCTCGAAACGCGTTAGGTAAGGTTAGTAAGGCGCTCTTTGAAATGGACGATCCTCTCGCTCAGAATCAGGTCGGCGTCGCGCTATTCGGTACCATGTGGGAGGATCTCGGCGTCGAGGGCGTTAAGGCTCTTATGAGCGTCGAGGGAGAGATCTCCAAAACCTCGACCGCGCTCGAGGATATTAACGAGCAGAAATACGACGATATCGGATCCGCTTTACAGGGTCTCGGCCGTACGATCGAGACGGACGTCGTTAAGCCTTTAGGCGAGGAGTTAAAACCCGTCGTCGAGGAGGCGATCGAGTACGTTAAGGAAAACGGCCCGGCTATTAAGGACGTCGTCTCTAAGTTAGTCGAGAAAGTCGGCGATTTCGTCGGTTATATCGTCGATCACGGCGAGTTAATCGTCTCGACCGTCGTCGCGATCGGTACCGGTATGCTCGTATGGAACGTCGCCTCTACGATTAACGCGGTCGTCGGTGCGATTAAGGCGTATAAGCTAGCTAACGAGGGAGCGACGATCGCTCAGGCGTTATTTAACGCGGTGCTAAATGCTAACCCGATTATGTTAATCGTTACGCTCGTCGCCGCGCTCGTCGCCGGTATCGTTACTTTCATTATGACGAACGACGAGGCTCGAGAGAAATTCGTCGAGGTTTGGAATAAGATTAAGGAGACCGTGAAAAAGGTCTTAGACGCGATCGTCGAGTTTTTCAAATCCGCGTGGAGCGGTATTAAGAAAACCTGGGACGCTTGCACTAAATTTTTCTCCGGTTTGTGGACGAAAATTAAAGATACTTTCTCCGATACGGCCTCCTGGTTTTCCAAAACTTTCAAAAACGCGTGGACGTCCGTTAAAAACGCCTTTTCGGAATGGGGATCCTTTTTCTCCGGCCTGTGGACGAAAATTAAGGATAAATTCTCGAGTATCGGCTCGAGTATCGGATCCACGATCAGTAATACGGTTAAGACCGGTATTAACGGCGTACTTTCCACGATCGAAAATACGATTAACAAGGGTATTCGCCTGATTAACTCCGCGATCGATCTCGCGAATAAATTACCCGGCGTCGACGTCGGTAAGATTAAGGAAATTAGCTTACCTCGACTCGCTAAGGGCGCGGTTATTACTCGTCCTACGGTCGCTGAGATCGGCGAGGACGGCGCCGAGGCGATCGTACCTCTCGAAAAAAATACCGGTTGGTTAAGAAATGTCGCGAAAGAGCTTAACCGCTACTCCGCGTCTCCTGGAATGGGTAGTAATGGCGAGTTATTATCTAAGCTCGATCGTATTTACGACCGCCTGGATCGTTTACAGGTCGTACTCGATAGCGGCGAGTTAGTCGGCGGTATTATCGATCCGGTCGATAACGCGTTAAACGATAAATATAGTAAGGTTGCGAGGGGGTGGTAAACCGTGAGAGGTATTACTATCATTTTCGGAAACGAGATCACTCATACGGGCGACGACCTGGATCTCGTACAGGAAAAAAAGGAAATTGAAAAGCCGGAGATCCAAAGTTTTACCGCTAAGGTACCCGGTCGTAACGGTTTACTTAACCTTACTAAGGCTCTTACCGGTAAGGTTACGTTTTATAATCGAGCCTTATCTTTTCAATATTTCGGTACAGGCGATCGCGAGTATCTGTTAGAACTCGACGCCTATATGAATCGCTTACACGGTCAGACGATCCAAATTGTCGACGACGATTACCCTAACCACTATTACGAGGGCGAGGCGAGCGTCTCGACGGAGTTACGTAGTAATTATATTATTATTAACCTCGACGTCGACGCTCAGCCTTTTAGACTCCGTCGCGAAATGACCGTATACTCTCGAGATATTAACGGTACCGTCCTGGTATACCTGGATAACGAGAGTATCGACGTCGTACCGACCATTACCGTAACCGGCGAGACTACGATTACGTTTAACGGCGCGACCGTTTCCGTTAGCGCCGGTACGTATACGATCGATAATTTCGAATTGCATAGCGGTACGAATATTATCGAGGTAACGGGTACCGGTAAGATTACTTTCGAGTATAGGGAGGGGGCGATCTAATGTTAAATATCCAAATGGATAACCTTACTTTATGGTCGCCTAACTCCAATAACTTAAAAGTCGTTAATCCGACTTTGAATTTGGAAGTAAATAAAATCGGATCTCTTACGTTTAAGATCTATCCGGATCACTCTTATTACGATCAGATCGTAAAAATGAAATCCGTTATTACCGTTTCCCGAGAAAATCGTACTCTTTTTAAGGGTCGCGTTTTCTCCGATAATATCGATTTTCAAAAGGCTAAAAAGGTGGAGGTCGAGGGCGTTTTAGGTTACTTAAACGACTCGATCGTCCGACCTTATGAGTATAAGGGTACGGTCGCGGCTTATTTTGCTATGCTCCTGGATCAGCATAACGACCAGGTCGAGGAATGGCAAAAATTTAAGCTCGGTATCGTAACCGTCGAGGATCCTAACGACTATATCGTTAGAGCGTCGAGTAACTCCCCGAATACCTGGGACGAGATCAATAACAAATTGATTAAATTACTCGGCGGTTATATCTCGATCCGGTACGAGGCCGACGGTAATTACGTCGACTATTTGGCGGATTACGCCGATACCTCTACTCAGGCGATCGCTTTCGCGGTTAACCTCCTGGATCTCGTCCAGGACGGTAACGCTAGCTCCTTAGCGACTTGTATTATCCCGTACGGCGCTAAAGACGAGACGACCGGCGAGGCGATCAATATTAAGAGCGTAAACGGCGACGTCGATTACGTGTATAACGAGGAGGCCGTCGAAAAGTACGGTCGTATTTACGAGGTCGTTACCTGGGAGGACGTAACCCTCCCGGAGAATCTGTTGATTAAGGCCAATGCATATTTAGCGGATAAAGTCAAATTACCGAGTAAACTCACGATTAAAGCTATCGATCTCCACTTAACCGATAATACGATCGAGGCGTTTAAGCTCGGCGACTATATCGAGGTAAATAGTACGCCTCACGGTATCGACGAGCGGATCCTCTTAACCGCGTACAGTATGGATTTAACTAATCCGTCCGACTGTACGATTACCTTAGGCCTCGAAAAGGGTAGTTACTTAGGTAGTCAGGCGGAGACGAGTAAGAGCGCGGCTAACCGCGTCGACGTCGTTATCCGAGAGGTATCGGAGTCTAGTAATCAGATTACTAACCAGGTCTTAAACGATACGTTAACCTATATTAACGAGTCGATCGAAACCTCGGAGGAAACCGTCCGGACTATGTTAGAGGAGTACGTTAAGGTTTCTGATTTAGAGACCGTACGCGAGGAGACCGCTCTCTCGATCACTCAGACGGCCGAGGAGGTTAACGTCCGTTTCGATACTGTAAACGAGCGTATTACTAACGAAAACGAGGAGATCGTCCGGATCCTGGACGAAACTTCTAAATATATCCGCCTGGTCGACGGTAATATTATCCTCGGTGAACTCGGAGCGCTCTTAACGACCAAAATCTCTAACGGTCGTATCTCTTTCCTGTATAACGATACGATCGAGGTCGCTTATATTAGCGATAATAAGCTCTATATCACTAACGCCGAGATCCTCGATAGTATTGTTATCGGTAATTTCGGCTTTATCCCTAGAGCTAACGGAAATCTCTCTTTTAAGAAAGTAAGGTGATTACATGGCGACGTGTACCTATAATCCCGGGATCGCAAATAATCCGTACGCCGTGTTAACCGTTACGGAGGTTAGTTACGACGTAAATAGTAACTCCTCGGTCGTCTCCTGGGATTTGAAATTATATCGACCTTATAGCATTACCTCGAGCGCGGCTAAGAGTTACTCCGTTGTCCTTAACGGAGCGACCGTCGCCTCGGGATCTACTACGATCGGCGGTAGCGGTACTAAGACGATCGCAAGCGGTACTAAAACCATTACTCACAATTCCGACGGTAAAAAGACTATTTCCTTTAGCTTTACGTTGGAGTTTGCGATTACCTGGTCAGGTACTTATATCGGTACCGGCACGGCGAGCGGATCTCTCGCGTTAACGAATATCCCTCGAGTCTCTACCTTTTCGGTAAATAAGACCTCGGCGGATATGGGTACGGCGGTTACTTTTACCATTACCCGAGGATCCACGGCGTTTACTCATAAGTTAACGTTTACCTGGGGCGGCGTAACGACTACGATCGCCTCGGGCGTTGCGACCTCTCAGGCGTGGACGATCCCGTTAACGCTCGCGGACAATATCCCTAACAGTACCTCGGGCGCCTGTGTTATTACGTGTATCACGTATAACGGATCGTCCGAGATTGGTCGTAAAACCTTAGCTATAACGTTAAACGTCCCGGCCTCTGTAAAGCCGGTCGTAAATGATATCGCCATATCCGAGGCGACTAGCGGCCTCGCGAGTAAATTCGGCGCGTATGTGCAAGGTCGATCTAAATTAAAGGTCGTAACGACCGCCTCCGGATCTTACTCGAGTACGATTAAAAGTTACTCGGTTAAGATTATGGGTAAGACTTATAGCGGTAGCACGATCACGAGCGACGCGATCACGATTAGCGGATCCGTCGCGGTAAACGTTACCGTAACCGACTCTCGAGGTCGGACGGCGACGAGTACCGTAAACGTAACCGTCCTCGCGTACTCTAACCCTAGTATTACGGCGTTTACCGCTCAGCGGTGCGATCGGTACGGTACGCTTAACGACGAGGGCGAGTACGTTAAATTAACTTACGCGTTTGATATTACGACTCTCGGCAATAAAAACGATAAGTCTTATACTCTCGCGTATAAATTAAAAGACGCCGCCAATTTTACCACTCTTACGAGCGGATCGGATTACTCCGTTAATACGACTTATATCCCGTCTACCGTTTTTAGCGGCGACGAGTCTTACGATTTCAGATTAACGGTATCCGATTACTTTACCGAGATCTCTTTCGACTCGGACGTACCTACGGCGTTTACGCTAGTGGACTATCATGCCTCCGGTACCGGAATGAGTTTCGGTAAGGTATGCGAAACTCCTAATACGCTCGAGATCGCTCTCGACGTCGAGTTTATCGGTAAGGTGAGAGGTACGATTTTCGACGCGATTTATCCCGTCGGTAGTATTTACCTCTCTTATAACCATGTTAACCCGGGTACCTTATTCGGCGGAACATGGGCGCGGATCGAAAACGCGTTTTTATGGGCCTCGACCGCGAGCGATACGATCGGCGTTACGGGTGGCGAGGAGACTCATACCTTAACCGTTAACGAAATGCCTCGGCATAAACATAACGTCGGCGCGTATAAATCGACCGACGGAGCCGGATCGGCTCTCGACTCGTATACCGCTCTCGTCAGCACGTCTAACGGTGCGGATACTACGAGTAAATATTATACGAGCGGTACTATGCTCTCGGGCGGTAGTCAGCCGCATAACAATATGCCGCCTTATATCCAGGTTTCCGTATGGCGGAGAACAGCGTAAAGGAGGTAAGCATATGACCGCGAGAGATTGGATTTCGTTACTTTTCGGCTCCGGTATTCTGTTAACCGCGTGGCGATATATTTACGGTCGCCTTAAGGCTAACGAAAAGAAAACCGAGGCCGTTTGTTTGGGCGTACAGGCGCTACTCAGAGATCGCCTTATCGAGAAATACGATAAGTATAGCGATAAAGGGTACGCGCCTATTTACGCTCGAGAGAATTTCGAAAATATGTGGACTCAATACCATAACCTAGGCGTTAACGGCGTTATGGATAGTCTCCACGCTAAATTTATGGAATTACCTACGGAAAAGGAGGATCTGAAACCATGAATACCGTAAAGGCTGAAACTATCGCGAGAACTATCGTATTATTTATCGCTCTCGCTAATCAGATCTTAGCGATCGCCGGTAAGGAGATTTTCCCCGTAACCGAGGATCAGGTTTACCAGGTCGTAACCCTGGTAGCTACCGTCGGCGCGTCCGTTTGGGCCTGGTGGAAAAATAACTCTTTCACTCAGAACGCGATCGAGGCGGATAAGGTACTCGATCAGTTAAAACACTCTAAGTAATAAACGAAATCCCTCGGCTCCGCGCCGGGGGATTTTCTATTTTTGAGGAGGTAATATTATGAGTAATAGCAAATTGGTTAACTATACTAAGATTTCTCCGAATAGCACTAACCCGAGAAACCATAAGATCGACAAGATTACTATTCACCATATGGCCGGTAATCTGAGCGTCGAGACGTGCGGTAACGTATTCGCGCCTAAGTCCAGGAAAGCAAGCTCTAACTATGGCGTCGGATCCGACGGCCGCGTCGGTCTGTATGTCGACGAGGCTAATCGAGCATGGACTAGCAGTAACGCCGGTAACGATAATCGGGCCGTTACGATCGAGGTCGCTAACGACGGAGGCGCTCCTGATTGGCACGTCAGCGACAAGGCGCTCGAAAAGACTATCGAGCTTTGCGTCGATATCTGTAAGCGTAACGGGATCCCTCGTCTGAATTTTACCGGCGACAAGTCCGGCAATTTGACTATGCATAAATGGTTTGCTAATACGAATTGTCCGGGGCCTTACCTCGAGAGTAAATTTCCGTATATCGCCGAGGAGGTTAATAAGAGACTCGGCGCCGAGCCGGTACGTCCTGAGGAGTCCGCTTACCTGGTTAAGATTACCGCGTCTCTGCTGAACGTCCGAAAAGGCCCGGGTACTAACTACCGGATCGCGACGGTCGTAAAAAAGGACGAGGTCTATACGATCGTTAGCGAGTCTAACGGTTGGGGTAAGCTGAAAAGCGGCGCCGGTTGGATCAAGCTCTCTTATACTAAGCGCGTATAGAGCGCTCTCAGGCGCGTTTATGCGTGGTAGGGTAAGTTATCGGATAAACTAAATAAATCGCTCTACGGGCCTCTGAGAGGCTCAGGAGAGCAAATTAAAAGGCCGGGGAGATATACTCCTCGGCCTCTTTTTCGTTATTCGGCTTTTTCTAATAGATCCTCGACCGTAACGCTGAGCGCCTGGGCGAGTTTGGAAACGGTCAGCGCGGCGGCGGAGTTAATATCCTTAACGCCTTGCTCGTAATGTTGGATCATACGAACGCTAACGCCGCTCGCCTCGGCGAGTTTGGCCTGACTAAGGCCGCGAGTCTCGCGGATCCTCTTTAAGTTAGTCATACTGTTACCTCCTCAAATGTATTCGACGGTTTTAATCGTAAGGTCGATCGCCTCGCCGTACCGCTCTCTAAAATGTCGTCTAGCGGTTAAGGCTCTCCCGAAAACGTT